TGCGCTAACCACTACCTCTGGAAAACAAGATTACAAGTCGGCCGGCGATATTCATACACAAACAGATGCAGAGTATAATTTGAAATCTGGAACTATGACATCAATTAGTACAGGTACAAGTATCAACCTAAAAGCTGATACAAATATTCTTTCAGCAGCAAAATTCTTTGATATTACAGGCAAGTCGAGAATTACAGGCGGCGTCGAAATAAATTCAACTTTAAAGGTTACAGCAGGTTCCTTCCTTGGTGGCGCCGTGCAACTCGGTGGTGCTGTCCCAACTAATAAACCTATTTCGCCCACAGATGCAAGTGCTGCATCAAAGGCAACTAAATCAACACCAGCAGAAATTAAACAACAGGTTGAGAAGATTAATATTCTTGCCACTTGGTCTGATCCAGAATCTAAATTTAAAAGAAATGCTGAGGCATTACAGACAACGGTTAGTACATTACCGACCTATGAACCATGTCCAGAACATGAAAATTTCACATTCAAATCAATTACAGGCTATACACCGACGCAAACAGACGGGGCAAAAACATATCCGGGCTCAGGTGGCGCAGGCAGTGAGGCAACCGCATCACCACCAACCGATACAACACCTGGCGCGAATAATACAGATATACCACCAACGCCAGCAGATGAAAGTGCGATTTCGAAGAATTTTAATCTGGAGGCATATAAGTGTCAACTAAAGATTCACGAAGGTATTAAATATGTTTCTTACTTAGATACAAAAAATTTACCAACAGGTGGAATTGGGCACCTATTGCGTACAAATGAAAAGATAAAATTTCCTGTACCAACTATTATTTCTAAGGAACAAGTAGATCAGTGGTTTGAACAAGATGCATCTATTTCTATATCAGGCGCCCAACGATTATTAGGTATTGATGTATGGGGCGAATTAACAGATATAAGAAAACGTGCCTGTGCTGACCTATGCTATAATATGGGAGAAGGAAGACTCTCAAAGTTTGTAAGATTTATAGCTGCAATGAAGGCAAGAAATTACAATGCCGCAGGAGATTCACTAAGGCAATCAAGGTGGTTCACACAAGTGGGTCGTCGTGGTCCAAATATTATTACCATGATTGTTAATGATGTTGACCCAAACGGCTGCGACCGAAAGGGATAAATAATATTATAATATTTATTTAGAGATTTAGATGAATTATAATATACATTATACTCGCCTTATAGAAAGAGCACGATGCAGAACAATAAACGGATACACCGAATATCATCATATTATTCCGAGATGTATAGGAGGTACTAATGATCCTATAAATTTAGTCGATCTTACACCAGAAGAACATCTTGTGGCACATCTATTATTGGTAAAAATATATAATAATCCCAGTTTAATATATGCAGCAAAATGGATGATAAATCGAGTTAAAAATAATAAAGAATATGGGTGGTTAAGAAGAAAGCATGCCGAAATAATGTCAAATAGGATTGTGTCTGATGAAACAAGACAGAAAATGTCTGCAGCACAACAGAATAGACCAAAGGAAGTGCAAGATAAGATAACATATGCACAACAGAATCGTTCTGTAGAAGTAAGAAAGAATATGTCCGAAGCACAAATGGGCCACCGGGTGACAGAAGATACCAAAGAAAAACTTAGACAAGCAAACTTAGGTAAAAATCACACAGAAGAAACCTGTAAAAAAATAAGCAGGTCTCATATAGGTGAAAATAATCATTTTTATGGTAAAACACATTCCGATGAGTCTAAACAAAAGATGAAAGATGCAAGATTGAAACAGATTATCTCGGAAGAATCAAAAATAAAAAGATCGATAAAAATGAAGGAATATTGGGCAAATAGAAAATCTTCCGCTTAATATAGTCCTACTTAATTCTCTTGATAAATAACAGAAAGAGAATTATATGGCATCAAATCAGAAAGGTTTAGTTCAACCAAAACGCATTGATAGGAAGCCCTACTTTGTTGGATTCAACACTGTAGGACAGCCTTCCCCTCCCTATAACCTCAATAATATTGAATTAGTAAAAAGAGATATTGAAAATACATTTGCCACACCACTTGGGTCAAGGGTAATGTTACCTAACTTTGGCACAAGAATTTATGATTACTTATTTGATCCATTTGATGAATATACAAAGGGTGCAATTATAGCAGATGCGGTTAACGTCATCCAATCAGAACCAAGAGTAGAACTTGTATCAATTGATGCATTTCAAGAAGATCAGGCCTTAAATATTGTTATGGTTTTATTATTTAAACCCGAATCAATAACTGATAACCTATTTGTTATTTTTTCACTTAAAGATAGAGAGACTTTCTAATGTCAGAATCAATCCGCCAATCAAACCTTTTCGCAGGAGAGGATTATAAGAAGATTTTTAAGGCCTTTGCGTTTATCGATTATACTGCCTACGACTTTGACACATTAAAGCAGGCCCTAATTAACTATATTCAAACTTACTATCCAGAAGATTTCAACGATTATATTGAAAGTTCTGAATTTATTGCAATTATTGAATTGCTTGCATATTTTGGTACAAGTCTTGCATTTAGAACCGATCTTAATAGTCGTGAAAATTTCATTGATACTGCTGAACGTCGTGAAAGTATTATTCGTCTTGCTCAGATGGTTAACTATGTTCCACGCAGAAATATTCCGGCAAGCGGATTGTTTAAGATTGCCGCAGTACAAACCAATCAACCACTAACAGATGCAAATGGCATAAACATTAACGACACAGCAATCTTTTGGAATGATCCAAACAATCCAGATTGGTTCGATCAATTTGTGCAAGTTTGCAATGCCGCATTCAGCACACTTAACCCATTTGGGCGTCCAACAAAGAGTGGCACAATTGGGTCAATTCCAACTGATTTATATCAATTAAATAGTGTTACGAGGTTAAATGTTACCTATCCCGCCAGTATAACAATTAGTGGTCAAACCTATCCAATTGATGTATGTAATCCAGATTTTGTTACAAATGAAACAATATTTGAGCGTGATCCAGATCCTGCTGATGCATTTAACTTTATCTATAGAAATGATAGCTTAGGGGTATCATCATCTAATACCGGATTCTTCTTATATTTCAAACAAGGTAATCTTCTAAATATCGATACCAACTTTGAATTTCCTGTTCCTAATCGTGTATTTCCGATTGATATTCAAAACATTAATCAGGACGATGTGTATGCCCAAGAGACTGATGGCAGCGGTACCGTTATTAACAAATGGGTAAAGGTTCCTGCACTCGCTGGGGAAAATGTTATCTATAATAGCATTCAATTTGCTGAAAGAAATATATTTGATGTAATTTCTGGTGCAAACAATAATGTTTCAATACGTTTTGCCGATGGTAATTTTGGTAATGTACCAACTGGATTGTTTAGATTCTGGGTTCGTGTAAGCGCCAATCAGGCCCTTGTAATCCGCCCAGATGATGCACAAGGCCTACAAATCAATATTCCGTATATTGGTTTTGATCAACAAGAATATGTGTTACGGATTGTTTTCAATCTCGAACAAACAATCGGTAATGCTGCACCTTCCGAAACAGACGAACAGATTCGCCTTCGTGCCCCAGAGGTATTTTCAACACAATCAAGAATGGTTAATGGTAGTGATTATAATGTCTTACCACTTGTGTTTGGAAATCAGATTGCTAAAATACAGGCAATTGACAGAACATATAGCGGACAAAGCCGTTACATTGATTTAAATGATCCAACCGGATTTCACAGGGATCTAATTATATTTGGCCAAGACGGGGCATTATATAGAGATAATCAAAATGTATTAGTTGAAGTTATACAAGACTCATCCAATGCTGGAACAATCGAAAATATCCTAATTAATACAATTCAAGAAATGCTTAGAGATCCACAGGTATCTGAATTTTTCTATGATGAATATCTTCCACAATTTGAAAATACGATTCGTGTGAATAAACAACTACCGGCCGACCCGGGATTCTCACTATTGGATCTAAGTAATCCCTTTCAACTCCCACTGTTCTGGAAAACAAGCCCGCAAAAATTTAAAAATGATACTGGATTCTTTACAAATTCTACAATATCAACTGTTGCTGTGGGATTAGTGAACACATTAACCTCACTTAATCCCGATACAGCTAACTTAAATGTTTACCAACCCTGGGAATTCATTACCTCTGGTTCAGTATTAGAATTTGTAAATCCTTTAATTCCATCAACACTAAATTCAACATCGGTTCGAAGTGTTATTCAGAATGGAATTCCGTTGATTATTAATCCATTAAATCCTTATGCTAATATAGGGCCAGTTGAATTAGGTGTTGAGGAACAACTTAATTATCAGGCAGTCAGAGTATTTCCGATTTTTAGAAATGACTTAAATACTACAGAAATTGCCGAGATTGTTATTGCTATCGATAATGGAATTTCATTCTGGCTTTATTATGATCTATTAACGGACGAGTGGCATACATCTACTGCTGCAACACCGGGATTAACAAATCAGGCAGATCAACCATGGGTATATGCACCACCTATCG